GCAAAACATTATCTTCGTGCATCATGTTTTCCTCAGCATGTTATTAAAAAACCGTGCAATTCTATTTGGTTTTGTTCTACTAAACGTTTCTGCATTGGGTTCTACCCATCTATAATTCCAAATACAGTAACTATCAAAGTAATTACGCATTAAGTATTTAGTACATTTTAAAATTTCTTCTTTAGTAAGATTACCAAACTTGGGTATTGTGAATAAATTTTGTTTAATATCGTAATACATCGCACAAGAAGCACCAACTTCATCGAATTTGCTATACATTTTATCATCTAACGTATGATTTAAATCCCAAAAAGCATCATAATTGCGAATATCAAAAAGATAATCTGCTATATACCCATCTTTTACTGTATAAATACTTAAATAGGTATCATGAATACCATCCATTACTTCTATAGAACACACTTGGAACATTTGCTTATTATTAAAATAGTATTTTTCTAACAACTTTTTTTTATATTCTTTAAGCATATAAATCAACTTTCTCTATCTCTTTTCTTACAGCTTTAATAATATCATTCGTTAATTTAACTTCTCTCCCATAAACATCATTAACTTCAATGATTTCAATATCTTCTATAAAAGGACCATATTCGTCATCTGCTATAATTATAGCAACATCTACTTCGTAACTATCAATATCATTCGGGTCATTAGAATGTACATGTATCTTAACTGCTTTCTTTGTTTTAGATGATGGTAATTTTATACGTACTGTCATTTCTTTTTTAACTTTAGACATCTTTTAATTCCTCAGCAAGAACATCTGTTACTGTTTTAATGGGAGTTTCAAAGTAATCATATAACTCTTCTTCATTATAAAATACTGGTATCATAGATAATTCTGCAAGATTAACTTCTGCTTGAACTCCCTTAGAATTTTCAGAACCGGGCAATACTAATACAGCGTCAGAAACTTCTAACCAAGCTAGTGAATATCTATAATAAGCTTCAACACTAATCTCTTCGTCTTTTTGTAGCATCAAAGTAAAATGATAATCTAACCAAGGACAAAAAGGAGAATAACCGTTAAGCAATAACTCAGTTGACTTACGCATACCATTACGCATATTCGCAAACACTTTTAAAATATGTTCATTAGAATATGGCCCAGCTACGTATACTCTTACAACGTCTCTATCTTTTATAGACATGTTCCTTTCCTTTCTATGCTTTCCATCTCATCTAACACCCACTCTGTTGTGTACTGATTTTCTACAACTGTCATTACTTGAGTAAAATCGTTGTCTTTTAAAGCTTTCTTGAATACTTTTTGACATTGACCAACTTCAAAGTTTAAGCACGTCTTTAACATGTTCCATTTATCTTTATAGTTTTTTGCTATCATCTACTTTCTCCGTTTCTAAAACTTCTGGTACATAGTTCTGAGCTAAATGAATTTGAAACGCCTTAACTAATTTAATGTATTCTTCTTCTGTAATAAACGTACTCTTTGTTAAATAAATTAATGGTGTTGCTGTTGAGTTCTCTGCATCTTCTAAACAAATTGAAAACGATTTGTACTTTCCGAATGGAGCTACTAACGCTACTCTTTTCATATTATATCATCCTTTGTTTACTTTGTCAAATCATATTTTTGTTTTTTGCTTCTTGTATCTCTTCTAAAGTACGTAGTCTTTTCTCTTTCCAATCATATTGACAGGGTATTTTACCACTTTTCATATGAATTTTCGGGTCTCTGATAGCATCTAGTATCCATTCACCATCTATACCGCTACCATCTCCAGTATACAAGTATCTTGCGGCTAAAGCGGGAAATTGTTTAATCATATTGGGTGCAAAGTAATCTCCCGTTTCTTTAAGTTGTACAAATGCTATCAGAAACCCTTGAGTTTTATATAATTGCTCAATGAAATACTTCATAACGCTATCAGTCATGGCTTTATCTTCAATAAGCAACCAATCAAGTATTGTAATTGCGTTATCTTCTAATGTAATCTTAGTTGGGTCAGATACAAAATCCCATTTGAAATCTCCTTCTCGTAATCCTAACGCTAATGCTGTTTGTGTAAATCTACTACCAGCTTCGAGTGAAATGTAGTAAGATTTTTTACCCTGTTCTGCTAATGATTTGATAATGTTCATAGCAATAGTAGTTTTACCATATTTAGATTTGCTACCTAATAAAAGCATATCTCCCCAAGCTAAATTAGCACAGTTATCAAAGTAGGGTACTTTAAAATCAAGAACTACAGAAGATAAATTAAGTCCTTCTTTCCAATTTGCTCGTTTAATAGCGTAGAAGTTGCGTCCTTTCTTGATTACTTGCTGTTCTTTAGCAAGATGAGCTAGTGCTTTGTCTATGCTCTCTTTCTTGAATCCTAGAGCATCCTTAATCTCTCTAGAGTTAGCAAACTCTACTATTTTTAGATACTTGAAGATTGCGGCAAGCAAATCTTTCTCTTCAAATACAGAATATTTTTCAAGACTCTTTATAATATTATCTACTCTCTTAGAATCCATGGGTTTTTCAAGTAAATGTTTATTCAATACTTTTAAAACAAACCCAGAATCTTGAGTACTAAGTTGCTTGCGTAAAATGCCCCCAAGTTGAAGAAAAGTTGTGTTGCAACACCCATCTAGATTATCATTCTTTAAGGTCAAGTCTTCTATATTAATTTTAAAGTTCTCATCTATTACGGGAGGAGCATTGTCTTTATCTTCATCATTCGCCCGGCTAGTTGGTGTCAATTTATCGGTAAGTAGCTTTTGAAAGCCCGGTGGAATTTCAGTTAAGATTAGCGGTGTTACATAATTTCTTGGTTGGTCATCTACTATAGATGGGTATATAACACACTGCTTACCATTATTTAGAATATCTGTCTTGTATTCTTCTATTCTAGTAGTTGGAAGTTCTGTGTACTTATATATTAAATGCCAACCTCTAGGAGTTTTCTGTATTAGAGGATTGCCCTTAATTGCATCTATTTCTGGTGGGATAGTTTCTTGGTCTACATCTATAATAGTGATTTGCGACTTCTTCCCACATTTAACTCCAAAATTTAATCCAGTCTTTAACCATATATCCCATTCTGCTGGACGAGTATGTTCTTTATTTGGCCAATCTTGTTCATATGGTATCTTTGAATTACGAGTTAATGGTACTAAATCCCATCCACTATTAAAATAGAAGTCTAAAATTTCTTTCTTTACTTTCGTATCTACATTTAAACTAATATATAATTTATCTTGAATTTGTTCATCTGTTTCTGTTGCATCAGTATGCCCCAGTGCTTTTGCTATATCTACAATATCCCCTTGATTTTTACACGCCATACAATCTACTTTAGCAGTACCCGGTATAAATCTACAAGACATTTCTCCGCAGTATGGACAAGTAAACATTGGAGTATTACCACGTAAATTGTGTTTAAAATTAGGAACGTGTTTCTTTAGATATTCTATGATTTTATCTGATGTCATTTTTTCTTTCTAAATTTATAAGACCATCGTCCGGGAAAGCCCCAGAGCTTTATTTCCCAAGCAAGCGGGCCCGTTATACTTGCTCAGTATTTATTCTATATAGAAATGGTCTTTTGTATTAGCCATTAACTTTTCGTTCAATCGCATCGTACAAGTAATCGAACGCCTGTACTAACTGTTGTACATCAGCAAACTTGCCCTGCATTGATATTAATGCTCTAGTAGTAGCGTGAGCAATAGCTTGCTTTTTAATGCTTTCTTGCACTGCTGGAGAACGTCCACCATCCCACTCTTTCTTGGGTTGATTCCACTGAACGTGTGTTGTTGTTGACGACGTAGTAGTTTGTGGTGGAGGAGCAACCGCTACTTTTGTAGCTGGAACTGCTGTATTTCCATCAGCTTTCGCTATTTTAGTAACGTATAATTGATTCTGTCTCATTTCGTGAACAATTTTAACTTCATCTCCTAAAGAAAAGTCTTTAAGATAGGGTCTGTTTTCTGGGGCTGGTGTTTTTAAGACCTGTTCTTTAATAACTTCTTCTGTCATAAAATACCAAGTAGATTTATCGTTGGTATTCTCTGTACCCATCTTTAACATTTTACTATTGCCACTAACAGCAAACAATTTCATTTATGTCTCCTTTACGCTTGTGCATCGCCGCCTTGAAACTTGGGTTGCCAATCTTTCAAGAAAAACCCACCTGTTTGTAAAGCACCGAATGGTTGCTTACCACCGCAAGTGTTGCAAGTATACTCGGTATACTTATAACCTTTTTCTTTAGTAGTGCGTGTACGTAATGTAATATCTGAGCCACCACACATCCCACACTTTCCAGTGAAATCAAGTAATGGTGTAGCTAATCCCACTGCTTCTTGTAAATCTTTCGCTTCAATATTAGCTTCAATCGTCATACGCTCGTTCAGTTTTAGAATTGTCTTAAATTGCATCTTTTTTCTCCTTTTTTTGTAATAACTCTTTTAGTGCCGCTACTTTACCTAACGAAATAAAAAATTCTGCTTTAATCTTTTCTGAATATTGTTCTGCTTCAATTAATTTTTGCTGTATTGTCTTTTCTGTACTTTCATCCACCTTAATCTCCTTTAGGTAATGTTACTTTTTGTGTTAAATAGTCTTTAATTTCTTTTCCACTCATGTTTCTTGTTGCTTTTTTTGTATCTTTATACACACTATCAAATAAATTAGTATTTATAACTTGATTGGTATGTAACTGTTTATAAGTAGGGATTTTGTCTTCCTCTGTTGCGTTCTTATAAACTAATTTTCTGATTAATTTTGCTTTTCTTTTATTCATAGTAATTTAGCTTGATTATCCTCTTTTTCTTTTGGTTTGTTGTATAGTTCCAAATAACGTTTAGACAAACTCTTAAATCGCATCAGCCCATAGTCATAGTCCTTTCTTTCTGGTAACGCATCATATTGTTCTTTTGCTTTCTCCTCTACTTCTTCTGGTAAAGTAGTTAAATCTACTAACATTTTACGAAGATTGTAATCTGCTTCTGTTAATATTGGTGATAATAAGTTATCAGTTCTTTCTTGTTCTATTTTACGAGCAATTAAAGTATAAGGATTTTTTACTACTTTAAATTCTTTTTTTCTTGGTGACCACAATTTAACATTCTTAAAACATGTTAATTGTTCAAAATCACTATCAGTACTAACAACTATACATTCACAATCTGTATATTTTCTTACCCCATACGAAATTAAATCATCTGCTTCTAGTTTTTCTGCTTCTACTATTAGAAAAGGCAACGATATGTCTATATTTTTCAACAAGTTACGATATTCTGTAAATGTTTTGTTCCAATCTAAATCGTGTTTTTCTCTTATTTCTTTTCTATTAGCTTTATACTGTGGGTCTTTCTCTTTTCGCCAACTACCTTTATTACTATCTACTGCTATGATTATTTTATCTTGTTCAGTAACATTTAAACGTTTTAATGCACCAAATATCATAGACATCGTTGTATATGTTGGCGGTATATTACTATTCCCTCTATTACGCAAATAAGAAAATATAGCAGTGAACATGAATACAGAATAATCAATAAAAATTACTCTCATTCTTCTCTCTCTTCCATATCTTCTTCTTCTTCAATAAGCTTGTAACATTTCAGATGAAATCTTTTACCATTTATTAATACATAATTATGACGTTCATAAATTTCATCTTTGCAATAGTTACAATATCCTAAAACTTCTTCATTTTTCGCCATTTTCTTTCTCCTCATTCCACGTGTCTGCGTCTAACCCAGCTTTCGATGCAAAGGAGATTAACCACTCATTGTACATACAATCAAAGATTTTAACAATACTCTCTTCTGTAATGGCTTCAAATTCAACATTAGCAAAATCTCGCAATATTGCTTCTACATTGAATAAATCTACTTGTTTAACTAATTCAAAATCAAAACTTTTAACTCGCTCTAAAAAGTTATTAAAGAAAGATGTTTTTATTTGAACATTTGTATCTATAATCTCTTCTGTGCCTTCTGGTTTTAGAAAGAATCCACGCTTTAACCATATAATATAACAATAAGTTGCAACTTTTAATAAATCACGTTCTCTAGCTAAATTTTTATATCTGAATATATATTTAGCCATAGTACCAAATAACCAATTTTTACCATATGTTTCAAATAATAC